CCGCCCCGACGGCTCCGAGTGAATTGAGCGCGCGGAGGAAAGCGCCGCCGCGCGCGGGATCGACGACTAAGTCCAGGGAGAGCACGCGCAGGATGGTTTCGACGGCGCGGCCGGTGGCGGTGAAGATGACGTCGGCCGAGAAGCCGACGTCGGGCTTGGGGTCGAGGTCTTCATCGAGCATCTGGCGGCCGAGCTCCTCGACGAGCGGGCCGGAGGGGCCGAGGGTGCGGAGCTTGAGCTGGACTCCCTTGCGGTCCGGATCCCACTGCGGGGCGTAGGAGATGCCGCCGAGGTCGCGGACGGAGTGGCCAAACCAGCCGTGGTCTACGTAGCAGTGGGCGCCGTTCCAGAGCGGGAGCGAGGCTTGCAAGACGGCTTCGCCGAACGTCCAGCCGTTGGCTTCGCCGACGTTGATGCCGATGATCTCGAATTCGCCGTGTTCGTTGGGGCGGCCGTGGGCGGTGAAGCGCTCGCGGATGGGGGATTGGATGGTTGGAAGAGTCATGTTCTCACCTCGCACAGGAATAGACGACAGACTACCCTGCTCGTCGTCGTCGGTCGGCTCAAGCGTACAGCGGCAGTTTTCTCCACAGTAAAGAGCGTCCGACTTAGGCTTGATGCGGCCCCAGTCACTGTGCACCTGACCGTGAGCGGCCTTGCAAGAATCACAGGTTTCCTCGGTCAGCTTGGACTTCCATTTGTAGCGCTTGGCGTCGCGGCTCATAGGAGTAACAACAGTTCTTCTTCGTCGTCACGTTTCTTCTTACGGCGGCGGGGCAGGGGGCCGCGCACCAGGCGGAGGGTGACGGGGGCGGCCCCTCCGGAGGCCAGGATGCCGGAGTAGCTGTGGGCCATGTGCTGGCGGTCGGCCTGGTCGAGCGCGCCGTCGGGGAGGATTGGGGCGAGCAGGAAGGGCAGCAGAATTTGCACCGAGCTTGCCCGCTTCGATCGCGTATCCAGGTTCGCCATTACGGGCCGGTCCCGATCTCGCCGCGATCGTAGGTCGTGGCGTCGTCGCTGACGGCCGCTTTCTGGTCCACGGTGGCCGCATCGTCGGCGTAGACCTTGAGCGTGGTTGCGTCCTGGGTAGTGCGGTTGCGCAGGAATTTGAACAGGTAGGCGATCTTGACGGCGAGCGTGTTGGTCGCGGCCGGGGCTTCCTGCCCGGGCTCGGCGTAGGTGTCGGTGGCGAGGGCGTCCACGACTTCGGCGTTGACTTGGGCGGGGGTGGCGCGGCTGCTGACGGTGGCGTTCAGGTTGTCGCCGACGATCTTGCCGGCGGCGCCGGCGCCGTAGGCGCCGGGCAGGGCGGTGGCCCAGGGATCGGCGGCGGCGCCGGCGTCGTCGAGTTTCTTGCCCGCGCTGCCGGCCGTCTGGTGGGCCAGGTCTACGTCTTCATCCCAGATCTCATCTACGGCGGCGGCGGTGAGGGCCATGGCGTCGCCGGTCGCGGCGGGGGAAGGGGGCAGGTTGTCGGTCTTGGCCTTGATGGCGGCGATCTCGGTGTCAATGTAGGCGGTGATGATGGCCAACTGCGCGTCAATGTCCGAGTCGTCGGCGGGGTCGGCGGGCAGGTTGTCGGTCTTGGCCTTGATGGCGTCGACGAGCAAGTCGAGCCGTCCGCCGTCGACCCAATCTGTCTGGAGCTCGTTGGTGTCGGCGAGGATGGCGGCGATCTCGGTGTCGAGGAAGTCGTCCACGGTGGACAGCGCGGCGGCGGTGGCCAGCCCGCTTTGTATTTCGGTGACCGCGTCGGCGGCCAGGGCGTCGGCGTCGAGCGCGCCGGTGGCGATGGCGGCGGCGGTGATCAGTCCGGCGGTGATCTCGTTGGCGTGGACCTGGAGCGCGTCGGCGCCGGAGACGAGCGAGTCGAAGACGTTGGCGGGGAGCACCATGAAGTCGTCCCAGACGGGGAGGCAGGTGGCGGCGTCGGTGTAGATGATGCGCAGGCGGCCGAGGGTGCCGGTGTCGGTGGTGTCGAGGGTGACGCGGTAGCAGCCGTGCGCGTCGTAGGTGGTGGCGGTGACGGTGGGATTGCGCACGGCGAGCGCGCCGCCGTTCTTGCTGAGCATGATGCCGGTGGTGGCGTGGTCGAGCGCGCTGACCAGGCCGGTCTCGAGCGTGACTCCATCGGTCTTATCGAGGAAGGGGCCGAAGGAAATGACGGCGGCGGTGGATTGCTTGAGGGCTTTCATGCCGGCCTGTGGCGCTTATAGGTGGACATGGCGACGGGGATGCTGAGACCTCCGCCGCCGGCGGCGGCCTTGAAGGTCGCTATCGCGCCATACATATCGTCGCCGGTGTCGGTGGTGGAGAAGGTGCATTGCTGCGTCCCCGTGGCGGATAGGACTTTCTTGGCCAGGGCGGCCATGGCGCGGGAAGTGCTGGAGGTGGTCGAGGCAAAGTGGACCTCGGTGAAAGAGTTGGAGTAGGCGTGCCCGTCCGTGACGGTGTCGGCGCGGTCGGCGCCGAAGAAGGCGACGGCGAGCTCGCTGGCCTGGGCGGTGGTCGCGGTGGTTCCGCTGGTCTGCGAGGTGACGGGTGTCGAGATGTTGGTCTCGTCCTCGGCGGTGACGTCGAGGGGCGATGCGGCGAAGGGGCCCTCGAACTCGGCCATGACGCCGCGAAAGGTGACGCCGGTTTCGGTGGTGGTCATGGTGACGGTGGTCTCGCCGCCGGCGGCGATCTTGTAGAACCATTTGCTGGCCATGGATCCGCCGGCCGCGTCGGGGACGCCGGTGATGGCGGTCCAGCCGGAGGGGTCGGCGCCCCAGGTGACGGATTGGGAGCGGGTGAAGCCGGCGACGAGGAGGTTGCCGGCGACGGCGGCGCCGAATGAGACCGTGACGGTGTTAGCGGCCGGGCTGGTGGAGCTGGCCTCGGCGGTCTGGATGGTGTCGAATTGGGCCATGGGTCACGCGGACGCGGGCGGGGCAGGGCAGGCGCAAGGCCTGCCCCTACGTTGCATCCGGTTCCTGTTCATAGGTCTTGGTGATCTTGGCGGCGCGGCCTTCGTCGTTGTATTCGACGACGGCGGTCTCGACGACGGTGGGCAATTTCACTTCGTTGGTGATGTTCACGTTGGGCGCGTCTACCTTGACGGCGACGGCGGGCGCGGCGATGTTGACGACGATCTTGTCGTCGTCAAGGGTGAGCTTGTTGTCAATGATGACGTCGGGCATGACCTGCTGCGGGACGTTGACGATGATGTTGTCGGGTTGGCGTCCGGCCAGGGCCAACACCAGAGCGTCGGATAGGGCGGCGGTGAGGGCAGGCGCAAGGCCTGCGCCTACGTCGTTGCGGACCTCGGCGGGCTGGGGGTTGACGATGACGGCGGCGGGCGGGATGTATTGGGCGGGCGGGACCTGGACGATGATGTTGAAGCGCATGTCTTCCTCGGCGCCACTCTGCTGCGCGGCGTGGCGCACTACGGGCGGGGCGGCGGTCAGAGCGGTCTCGTCCTCGGGCTCTTCGGCGCCGTTCGCGGGTTGGTCGTCCTTCGGTTGGGGCGGGGAGACCCCGGCCCCTACGGGCGGGGGCGCGGCCTTTGCCCGGGCGAGCATTTCGTCGACGTCGACGACTTCGCCGGCGAAGTAGTAGGCCAGGCGGAGAAGCTCGGCGTCGTCAATGAGTTGGCGGTCGCGGAGCTGGATGAGGAAGGCGACGATGGCGGCGGCGGCGGTGGCCAGGGCGGCGTTGTCGCGGGCGGAGATGTCGGGGCCGCGGGCTTCGATGTCGGCGCGCAGGGAGACGCCGGAGCGCGCGGCCATGCCGGCGCGGCGGCGGACGACGCCGAGGAGGTCGCGGAGCATCCAGAGGAAATAGATCTGGCGCTGCTCATAGTGGCGGTAGGTGGGGCCGCCGCTGGCCTCGGCGGTGGTGCGGGTGCTGCCCTCGGGCTCGGCTAAAAAGTGCATGGGGATGCCCGCGCCGGCGGCGATCATCTTCTTGAGGGCGAGGCCGTCGGCGGCGATGTCCTGGGACTCGAGCCGGGGGAGCTTGGTCTCCCAGATCTCGGTCTCGTCGTGGAGCAGGGCCGTGCCTGAGGTGGGCGGGTTGGCGTTGATCTCTGCCTGGCGCGCGGCGCGCTGGTCGGCGTTGAGGCCTTTGGTGGTCACGTCCCAGATGAAGACGTTGCGGAAGCGGTTGAGGCGGGCGCGGTCTTCGAGCCAGCCGTTGTAGCGGGAGAGCCAGCGGAGGACGGGGGTCAGGTCGGACTCGCCCCACTGCGCTCCGACCGGGCGATTGATTGCGAAGTGGAGCATGACGGTGGGGAACTCGCCCTTTTCGTCGCGGGCGTCGGTCTCTTCGTCGTAGGCGGGCCAGGGTTCGGGATCCGGATTCTCGGTGGTGGCGAGCGGCCAGAACCGGGTGGGCTGCTCGACGTCGTTCTTCTTGTGGTCAATCTTCTGGATGTCGGCGGCGGCGACGGCGCGGACGAACGACATGCCGCTCGAGTCGGTGGTGATCAGGACGAACAGGTTGGCCGACCTGGTCATCTCGTCGCACCACTCCATGACGCGGATGTCCATGTGGTTCAAGCGGTGCTCCCAAAACTCCTTGAGGAATTTGTTGGTGCCGGTGTGCTTGGACTGCGGCTTGATGCCGCCGCCGACGACGTATTGGGTGGTGAGCTCGACGATGCGGCGGGCCAGGGGGTTATCCCTCCACGCCAGCAGCGCGTCGCGGAGGATCTCGTCGCGCTGGTAGTCCCAGCGATCGCGCCAGTCGCCTCCGGCGGCGCGGCGTGCGCCCAACACAAAGGTGTCGTCGGTCTCGCGGGTGGCGAGGGAGACCTGACGGGCGATCTCCTTTTTCATGGCCGCGGTGAGTTTGGTGGCGGGCGCCCGGGCGGGCGCCAGGCCCGCCCCGACGCGATGGCCGTTGCGCTTGGGCCGCGTCGGGCGGCGCGGGGGTCGGCGAAGAAGGACGCGGGTCATCAGTAGTCCTTCTTGTCCAGGTCCTTGAGCGGGTCGCGGCCGGGGATGAGCACGCCGGGGAGGCCGATGGTCCAGGGCTGTTTGTCGAGCTCGGCGGAGAGGGCGGCGGAGATGACCATGTCGTCGTGGACGAGCTCGCCAGTGTCGGCGTCGCGGGTCCGATCGGGGACGCCCCACTTGAGTTTTTGGTTCAGGCCGGCTTCGTACTGAACGTGGCGGAGCTCGCGCCAGAAGCGGGCCGACTCCGGATCAGGGCGGGGCGACCCCGCCCCAACGGGGGCGGCGTCGGGGACGGCCCAGTCTTGCCAGCGGCCGGTTTCGACGATGGCGAGGTAGTCCCAGCCTAACTGACTCTTGGTGGCGGAGTTGAAGACAAAGGGGATGACGACTCCCGGCGGGAGGGCTTTGTCGAGGAAGGAGGTCAGCCCGGCGCCGACGCCGGTGGCGTCTATGACGACGTGGCGCGGGCGCCAGGCGAGGTAGTGGGCGCGGAGGATGCCGTAGATGGTGGTGTGCTTGACGCCGACCCAGGCCATGCGCTCGACGGCGCGGTAGGTGGGTGCGCGGATGACCTCGTCGGCCAGGGTGGACAGGTCCACCTCGACGATGGTGAGGGTGGTGGAGTCGCGGGCGGGGTTGTCGAGGGCAAGGGCAGGGGCAAGCCCTGCCCCAACGCCCGCCCCGATCGTGGCGGCGCCTTCGTCTTCACCGGCGACGTCGATGAGGAAGGCGTATGGGCGGGGTGTTGGGCCGGGAGACCCGACCCCTACGGCGCGGGGCGACGTCTGGCGTGGATGGCTGCCCTGCATGAGGGCCTGACGCGCCGGCGGGAACATGCCGCCGGTGGCGTCGATCTCCTGGTTGTAGAGCTGGGTGACGACAAAGGGATGGGTACGGCCGTATTTCGCGACCTGGCGGTCCACGAATTTGCCATAGGCTTCGTTCTCTGCGCGCACTTCGGCGGGGCTAACGACAAACACGCGCTTCTCTCCGTCCTGGGCTTCGAGGGCGCGCAGGCGCTTGATGGTTTTTGCGAGCATGGTCTGACTCGTCCAGGCGGTGCCCCACAGAACCGTGGTGGCATTCGTTGAGGCGGCCATGGGTTCGAGCTTGAGCCCCCAAATAGTCTCGTCTATGTCCTGGGCCTCGTCGCCCTCCAGCAGGAGGGTCGCCGATGCGCCGACGATGCTTGCGCCCGGCGCGGTGGAGAAAAATGTCATGAGCGCCTCGCCGAGCTGGAAGATGTAGCCCTCGCGCTTCTTCCACTGGCCTTTGTTCCAATCGTTGTTCAATGCGCGCTCTAATCGCATCATGGCGTTGACGGCCTGGGGCGTGAAGGTCGGCTGGCCTTTGACGATCTGCGCGCCCGCGCGGCGCTGGAAGAGATTGAGCAGGTAGGCTTCGAGCTGGGATTGCGTCTCGTTCTTGCCGCTCTGCCTGGGAAACATGACGGCGAACTCGCGTCCCTGGCGGTGCAGCACCGAGGTGATGATGGCTTGCGCGGGGGCGAGCTGGTAGCGGTAGAGCGGGCGGCGGATGACGAGGCGGCTGAAGAGCCGCATGTCCGCGAGCCACATTTTGGCGAACTGTTGGAGTGTGTTGGGCATGCATCAGGGGACTAGCAGCCGGTAGGCGACGTCGGCGACGACGGAGATGAGGGTGATCAGCAGGAGGCGGTTCTGATCGTTCACCCTGCGCTCGACGGTCGTCATGCGGTCTTCGAGGTGGCGTGACCAGTTGTCAGGCGGGTCGGCGTCGAGGACGTGGACGCGCGGGGGGAGGGGGTGGAGCAGGGCGCCCAGGCGGCGGAGGGCGAGGCGCAGGCGGGCGGCGCCGTCAGGGGCGCGGTGACCGCGCCCGTACGGATTGGGCGTGCTCATACGTCGTACCCCAGCTCGGTGTGGATCTCGTCGAGCGCGGCGGCGAAGGCGGCGGCGATGCCGTCGGCGGACTTGCCGGAGAGGGCGCGCTGGTCGCGGAGGAGGCGGCCGATGCGGTTGGCGGTCTGGGCGTGGAGGGCAAACAATTTGATCAGGGTCTCGTTGTCGGCCTGGGCGGCCTGCATCGCCGTTTCGATCAGGTTGCTGACGGTGGTTTGTTTGGTGCGGAGGTCGGCGATGAGGTCGTCAAGGGTCTCGATCGGCTTCACAGGACGGGCGTAGTAGCCGTGAGTCAGGGCGTTGGCGTTCTTGGGCTGGCCGCCTCGCTTGCGTGGATCACCGCGGCGTTTAGTAGCCATGCAGGGCCAGGCGTCGGGCGGTGTGGAAGAACACGGCGTAGACGGCGGCGGCGAGGGCGAGGGTGAGGAGGAGGGCGAGGGCGGCTGGGCGATCCATAAGGAAACCTTATAGTTTGGGCTTCATCTATAAGGTACACCGATAGGTGGCGGGTGTCAAATGGGGCGGGCGGGTGGCGCGGCGCGCACGCGGGCAGGGAGACCCTGCCCCTACGGCGGGTTGGGGGGTTTGGGGGGTGTCCCCCCAAACAAAATCCCCCCGTCC